CATTGTAAGTAATGTGATTCTCCCAATCAATAGTAGGAGGAGTCACATATTCCCACTTTTCGTTTGAAGTAATTTCACTCTGGTGAGAAGAGAATGATTCTTGAGTTTTTACACTGAAGTCATCTTCTAGATCTTCCTCAATAGCACCCTGTTCAAGACTAGGAGTCTCCCCTTCAGAGCCATTGTCCTGATCTACAGGAGTTTCAAATGTAGTGTCCTCAGTCTTTTCTTCTTCATCATCATCGTCAGATTCAATAGTATCTACAGGACCAGGATTACTATCTTCACTAGGAGGAACAGGAGGAATTGGTTGTTGTTCCTTATTAGACTTCATGAATTCATGAATCTCTTTTGCTGCTTCCAACACTTGTTCAAATGTAGAAGCAACACGAACTTTCTCAACCAATGGTTCTTCTTCTTTTAGAAAAGGAACAACACAAGTCACATCATGAATACCAAGTTTGAAATAGATGTTGATGCGATCAATCAACTCAAACTCTTCCATTAAATCTTTTCCTTGGATATCAAAAAAATCTTTCTGATTCAACTCTTTATATCCAGCAGAGAAAGACTTGGTGATACCAGGATAGGTAGATTTAATCTTACGTTCGATACGAGCGTCTTCAACTACGTTGATGAATGATGCAGGGATGTTAGAGGCACGACATTCTTCAGGAGTAAAGAGAGCGTGACCGACTTCATGACCCACCAACATATCATATACAACATCGCTGACATTCCAAACAGGAAGAGTCAACACTCGGTTCTTAACATCAAACGATGCAGTCTCAACACTCTTGTGTTCTACCACCAAGTTCTCGGTGGCAAGGAGTTTAGCGAGATTAGTTTTGACTCCTTGATTCATGGGACCTCTTTTGGTATATGGCTATAATACCGCTAAATTGCACCAGAGTCAAGAGCCAATCGATAAGTAAAACTTATATGACTTCAACCTTACTAAAGTTTTTCTTTTTCTCAAACCTTAGAACACGATCAAATTTGTCATGGAGCACTTCACTTTTATGGGAGATAACAAAGATATTAGTATCGGGTTGACCACCTCTGATGATTCTCAAAAATTCATCTGTGCCAGCAACGTCTAGAGAAGAATCAAATACCTCATCAAGAATCAAAAGATTTGTATTTGCAGAGTTTTTTAATTTTGCAATTGATCTCCAAGTAAACATCAGAGCAAGGTCAATCCTCATCTTCTCACCTTCACTGAAAGATGTATAAGAGAAGTCATCACGATGTCTTGATTTGATACTCTCGTTGAACTCTTCGTCTAGAGTAAAGTTGACATAGAAGTCAAGTTCTTTCAGATATTTATTGATTAGTTGATTCATAACAGGCAGATATTTTCTGATGATATGACTTTTGATGCCTGTATCCTTGAGCAAAGATGTAACCATATCATAGTTAGACTTATCTTTCTTCAATCCACTAGTCCTCTTGTGGATTGTCATTCCCTCAGTAGCAATCTCAGTGAGTTTCTTTTTCTCACAATCAATATCATTTGTATTATTTCTGATATCATCAATTTCAGATTGAATTTCTTTGATCACAGAATTATTCTTCTTGATCTCTGACAGATTACTCTTAACTTCCCAATTATAATTTGCTACAGTCTGATTGTTCTCAGCAATGACTTGAAGATCCTTATTAAACTTTGAGATCTGTTCTCTAAACTCAGTCAAAGAATCTGTTGACTTCTCAATGATCTTATTACTTTCACTGATGTGATGTTCTTTGAGATGCTGTGGTAGTGGTTGTGTACACTTCGGACATTTATCATTTGTATCAAAGAAAGTTTTTTCTTTCTCTAATCGTGTAATAAGATTAGTATTTGTAGTAATCTGTTTCTCGATCTTTTTAATATCTTTTTGAATACCAGAAGCATCAAGAAGTTCTTCTGTAAACTTATCTAAGTTTGATTGAATATCATCGATAACTTTTTCTAGTTTGGTATTCTTCTCCTGAATCTCTACAATCTTAAGTTCTTTCTGGTCAAGAGTTTTTCTAGCAGACTTTTCCAAACGATGAACATGATTCTGTTGCATCTCTGCTTTCTCTTTTAGAAACTTTATTGCAGTTTCATTCTCTTTAATTTCTTCATTCGCAACCTTTAAACGATCTTTCAGGATGACATTCATCGTAGAGAAGATACGAATGTCAAGTAGATCTTCAATAATCTCACGACGACTTCCAGCAGGAAGTTGCATGAAAGGAACAAACGATGCACTACCCAGGATTACAATCTGTGTAAATGATTTGTAGTTCAGTTTAAGAATATTTTGTTCCAGATACTTTTGCTGGTCAAGTACAGATGAGACCTGATCGAGCATCTTACCATCAATCCAGATCTCAAACTTATTTGGTTTCATCCCACGGATGACTTTATATTTTTTCTTACCAATAGAAAAGTCAACTTCAACAACACAATCTTTTTCATTGATCGAGTTGATCAACTGTTGTTTGTTAACTTTACGAAAAGATTTATTGAACAGAGCAAACACAATTGCTTCAATCATCGTGCTTTTACCAGCACCATTCTGACCAACGATCAAAGTTGTTGAGTTGTTCTTAAGATTTAGTTTTATTGGTGTGTTCCCTGCAGCGAGAAAATTCTTGTAACTGATGTTCTCAAATAAAATCATGTTCTTCTTGGGTGGGAATCACAAAGTCGTCAGGGGTTATGATCGCGTAATTATAACCGAAATTTTCACATGCCGCAATGGCCTGGTCCTCTTCAATTTCATAAACCTTCATGGGTGGATGTTCTAGGGCATCCAGAAGACCTACGAACCGTTCAGCATCATCCTTATCCTCAAAGATCTGAAGGATCTTACTACCATCACGAGCGGTGACAGCATAAGCTCCTTCATTCTCTTGACCTTTCAAAGTGAGGATATAAGACATTAGTTAACTTCGCAGGCCTCTAAGTAGATTGACTTGATAATACTCTTGAGTTCGTTTTTATCAAGACTCTCGTTCATTTCTTCTATGTATCTGTTTAGAGTTGTTAACGTATCTTCGTGCTCTACACTTTCTACAGATTCATTATCGACTACACTATCATCGATAATCTTTAGATCATGCACACCAGCATCATAAAGTCTCTCTACGATACGATCAAACCAGATAACGTCTTTTTTATTTTCGACGATTAGTTTGACATAACAATCCTTGTATTCTTGTGGATCAAAGTTTTTAAAATCCCATGTATCTTCGTTGTAAAAGATTTTTTTGAAGATCTTATATGGATTCCTAAAGAACTTAAGATTGAGAGTTGATGGTTCAAATAGATGGAATCCACGTTTAGCATTCACATCATTCCAGAACAACTCATAAGGATTGCCAAGATAAGTTACATTACCTTTCGATGACTGGTGATGAAAGTGTCCAGAATATACTCTCTTAAATTTAGAGAATACATCTTTGTCCCAACCACCATGAAAAGTGTGACCAGGAAGAGCAGTAAATCCATTCAACTCAAGGTGTCCACAAACAATATCAGAATCAGTATTCTGTAAATGTTGTCTTACCTTATCTTCATTCTCCTGATTAATCCAAGGCAGAAGAGTAAACTTACCACCATCAATCTCAACATCAGTGACTTCATCGTAGATAGTGATGTTGTCAAAAGAATCTAAAAGCAAAGAAGGAGTATTTACTTTGTTTGTGTTCTTGTAGTATGCTGTGTGATTACCAACAATCATGTGGATATGGATTCCCATATCAGCAAGAACCTGATAATATTCAGTCTTGATTCGATGCCATGCACAGAAGTCAATACCTTTTCTATTGTCAAATGTATCACCCAGATCAATGATGGTTTTAATATTGTGTTTCTTGAGATTTGGAAAGAACACATTATTGTAGAACTTCATAAAGTATTCCCAGAATACCTTTGAGTTTTTTCTACCATCTAAGTGTTGATCTGTAATCAGAGCAACAGTCAAAGTTTACCTCCAACAACACCACTGTTAACAACTCTAGTATTATCATCAAGAGTTCCTTCTTGAAGACATTTGAGATGCCATCTAGACATAGTTAGCACTCCTTCATATGTTGCACCAGTAATAAAATGTTGACCAAGAGGTTCTTTTAAAATGGATGTATAAAGACCAAACCGAGTCTTCTTGATATAAAAAGCATCATCAATCCATTCAGCATTTTCAGGAATATCTTTTTCTACTGTACCACCAAATGAATCAGAAAGTTTTGCTTTGCGTGTTTCAGTTTCAGTCATCGATTACGAATTTCAAGGGTCTCTTTAATACTATTCATGTCAGACATATTATATCCCACTGCACTACTATCTGCATGGAAGACTTCATCAAATCCAGATTTCTCTAACAGTTTGGTCTTGATGTCCAACTGTTTCTTTTCTTTTTGAATCCGACGAAGGAAAGCGTAATAGATGATCTGAGTGAAGTAAGCAAAAGGATTAGTAGACTTTGCTGGATCGAAGTTGTCAATATACTGTAGACAGTTTTCGATACCATCACAAATCATGTCATCCTTGAACATATAGTTCACAAAGTTAGGACGATAAGAAAGATGAGTAGCAATCTTCAGGAAACATTCACCAATGTAATCTGGAACTTTAGGATGAGGTTCACCAGAGTTCTTTGCTTCGTTTACCTTCTTTCTGTAAACAACAAGTGCTTCTAAGAACTCTTTGTTATTTACATAATGTTCTTTCTTCTTCGTCATGGTTCATCTGGATTTGAATACATTATACTGTAGTGAACTACATTAGTCAAGTGGCAGTTGACAAACCCTGGATTTCTCTGTATAATAACTCTGCCAGGGTTCAGAAACACAGCTTAAGTACTATCTTTATGATATAGAGATTCTAGATCTTTTCTAGTTTTTTCAACTGAACCAATCTTACCTTCATATGTAGATAGATCTACTTTGTTTGTAGCGTGATCACCCAAATAATATTTTCTAAAGGTAGAGTTGTATAATTTTTTAATCCTTTCGTCTGCTTCACAGACAGTAAAGACTTTTGATTTTTCTAGTAGAAATATTTCATCTTTGGCAAATTTTAACCAAGGAACTAAATCAACTTTAAACATCTCTCCATTAGGAGTATTGATTACTTGTGCTTTAAGTTGAAAAGGTGTATCAATTAAATAACCTTCATCACATGTAATTACTTTACCGATGAGTTCGTCACCACTAATTAATTTTACAATTGATGTAACTTCTTCAGAATGTTCTTCAGGATGATTGTGATGACTGTCCATATTTCTATTCTTTCCGAAAATTGACTGGAATAATCTCATAGTTAAATTTTTCTTGGGAATAAATTTTAATCCTCTCAATTAGATGATTGAGCGTATAATTTTTTGAATCCCCTACACTATAATCGTCTGCAATATCATATAGAACAGCATTTGTTTTTCTGTTGCCTTTTCTCAGGACTCTACCAATTGATTGTAGATTCCTAACTCTTGATTTTGATGGACTTGCAAATACAACATTGTGTAAGTTTTTAATATTAATACCTGTACTGAACGTTCCGTAAGAAGCAACAATAATAGCGTTATTTTGTTGTTCCGTGATTGCTCTTACTTGTTCTCTCTCTTCTGTGTCTACGCCACCATATACAAAAAATACCTGGCGTTGAGGATCTGGCACACTGCTATTTATTAATTCAAAAAGTGGTTCACCATGGGTGGCAACCCTACTAAAAAGAATCAAAGTGTTACCTTCTAGATCAGTAACCAAATTTTTGATAAAGTTATTTCGTTTCTCGTTTAAACAAATTGCTTCCAATTCATCATTATATGTGTCAAATTTTTGTGGACCATGTTGAAGCAACAGAACATTGATCTTAAGTGTAGATAGATATCCCTTATCAATAAGTTGATTGGTTTTAATAACTTTGTCAACAGTTCCAAAGAGTCCTTCTAAAACCAGTTGATTTACATTAGATCCATCTAGCGTTCCAGTAAATCCAATTCTATGTTTACAGTTATGCAACTTAGTCATGATCTGTGTCAATGACTTTGCTTTAAACTGGTGTGCTTCGTCACCAATTACAACATCAAATTTTTCAAACCACTTCTTTGGCATTTTGTAAATTGATTGCCAAGTTGTGATCGTAATACCCTTAGAACTATTTTTATCTCGACCTGCGTAGATTTTATGACAGTGATCATCTGGATCCCAACCATACTCTTTGAAGTCGCCAACTAACTGTTCGACTAGAGATGTTGTAGGAACAACAATAAGAATGTCCGATCCCTGATCAAAAAACCATCTAACTATACAATAAATCATTAGAGATTTTCCTGATGCCGTAGGTGACAACAGGAGTTTGCGATTATATCTTAGCGCTTTGTATATAGCAGTAAGTTGATAATCCCTAACTTGAAATGGAATTTTTAAAGTCTTGACAAATTCATATACATCACCTGGACTGATACTTCCGTTTTTATCATTAGGTGATCCATAATATTCGTTGTGTACATCTTCAAATGTATATCCACGGTGACTTAACCAGTCTGTCAAGTATCCATATAGACCGCAATATATCTGTCCATTTGCTGGACTGAACAATTTGATCTTACCGTCCCAAATCCGTTTTTTGTATTGAGGCATAAATTTTGCCCCTGGAACATCAAAACTAAAATACTCGGAGAGTTCGTATTTTATATGAGGTTCACAATCAACAGACAGATAAACTTCGTTGCGCTTCTGAATCTTGACATCTGTCATTAGACACTACCCTGCATAAACTTCTGCCACTCGATACTATTCTTGATTTGAAAAGTACGATTGTTCAACTGTTGGATAACTTTCTCTAAGAAAAAAATTATCTCTTCATAATAATTTATACGGGTTGTAATGTTCTGTATCTCAGGATCTGCATCCATATACATCGGAACGTCTTGTTTTAAGACCTTCAGATCAAACGGGTTTTCCTGATATACAATATCATCAGCTTTACCCGTGTAATATTCAAATTTTTCTCTGATTAGAGTTTTATACTCTTGTTCCTTTCGGATCTTAATTAGTCTTACATCAGACAAGTAGTTCAGATACTTACTGTGTAATTGTGGAATTTTTGTTGACTCGTTATCGAGTAGATCATTATCAAGTTTTGAATCTTCTGCCCATTGGGATTTGATATCATCAAGTGTAATCATAATCTTTTAAGTTTTGATCATAAATGTCATAGATTGTGTACTTAAACACAACATCAACGGCAAAGTATTCAGTGTCGTTGTATGTAGAATCAAAGTTTAGGCCACCCAGAGTTACTGGAAATAGGTCTTTAAAATTGACTGCAAATTTTTTATTGAAGTTGGAATCTAAGATGAATAGGTTACCATCAGAATAAGTTTTCTCATCGTAGTCCTCACCAATCAATAGATCGTCAAAATCATTACCCGATCTTGGGTGACCTAAACCACGAATCCAATCATGGATTGCTCTATAGTTTGTTAGTTTCTCATCGACAAGAAACCTTAAACTTAGATCATCAAAATTAACTTCATCCCCTGGATGTGGGATGTAATTCATCCTGGTTGCTTGCGTAGTTGTTGCAAGATTCAACCCAGGAACGTTTGCAGACTGACAATAAAAAGCAACTTTAGGATACTTGTTCAACTGAAATTGAAATCCAATACCCGACAAAAAGTTTGAGGGGCACCCATCATTATTAATAAAATTGGCTGCCATTGTACTCCGTAAAGTTTTTCTTGTATTTAGGCATAAAAAAGGAGGGTCCGAAGACCCTCCAGTGTAACCTTGTGAAAATGGATCACATGAGGTTGAGAACGCGAGTACGACGATAGTAGACGTTATCGTTAGCGGTGAGGGCGCCGGAGCGCTGAGTGGTGCCACCAGCGAATGGGTTAGCAACCATACCGTAACGAGTCTTAAAGCCGATCTTAGGTTGGAAGGTGTCCTGACCGATGGAACGAACCATTTGGAGAGGAACATATGGGCAGTAGAAGAGACCTGCATCATAAGCAGAAGAACCCTTATAACCCATGACGTAGTAGTGATCGTCTGCGATGTTAGCAGAGTAAGGATCAACGTAGACCTTGATACGACCGTTAAGAACACCAGCAAGGGTGGACTCGGTGTCGTCAGGAGCACCCGAAGTAGAAAGTGCAGGGGTGTAATCAAGTACACCAGCCATGTTGAGGGCAGAAGCAACGTCAGCA